TCATCTGCAATAGTATCGTTTAACGGCATTACGTCTGTTGCGACATTTGTTGGACTGTCACAGGCATGGATGGCAGGGCTATTCTTCTTTTTCATTGAGCTTATGTATCTATTGTTCTTGATTGCATACCTAGTCCTAGCATCACGAATTGATGAAGATGGTAACCCAGAAAAAACTGGCGGTGCTCTTATAGGAATGATTGCTTTTGGTGGCATTGCAGTTCTTGCTAATGCTTTTCATACCTTTGATTTTTGGCAGTGGGATTGGGTAGAGCCTAGGATGTGGGCAGGTATTACTCTAAGCGTTGCTGCTCCTATTGCAATTATTAGCGCATCAAAGATGGCTTCCAGGGTTGTATTCGCTAAGGCAATTAAGCTATAACAGCTGATATAATAGTCCTGTATGGTAAAGTCTGCCAAACAGCGTAAAGAATTGCATAAGGTTTTAGAGGAATTGCACCTCTATAAAGAGAAACACGGCTGCGCAGATTGTAGAAATCACTTTCCGCATTATGTCTTAGAATTTGATCACAGGCCTGAAGAAACAAAAATAGATGTTGTCTACAGAGTATTAAGAACTTATGGGCCAGAAGCGGCCTGGTCAGAAGTCAAGAAATGTGACGTTGTTTGTGCAAACTGTCACAAGATTAGGACCTACCAGAGAGAGCAAGAGAATGAGTCTTGAAGATGAGATTAAAAATATATTATTTGAGATTGGCAAAGATATAAAGGTTCACAAGCTAATTGATGGCAATCTTATTATAGAAATAGATTACGAAAAATACTCAAACGAGATATTGGAACTATTTAAAAAATATCGTTAAGAGGTTTAGACTTTGTATAGTCTTTTCCGAAGTCAGCAAAGATATACTTGTCTTTCATTCTTTGGACTATCTTTCTTGACCAAGAATACCCAGCATCTCCGCCCCAGGCAAGCCACATAATGTACCCATTAGACGGATTGGCTGTGTTACCCCAGTCCTTGCCTTTCTTGTCTACTTCGTGACGAGAAAAGTAAGAATACATACGCTTTACAGTGCTTAGCGATAGTGTCTCTCCATTAGCCAGTTGTCTAGCTCGTGTCCATCCAACTGCAGTTCCTGCGCCTTTGGCCTTGCCATCTTCTTTGAACTTGATAGCACGACGAGCAGCAGAACGAGCCCCAGCAGGAGGAGAGTAGCCTTCAGCTTTATCCATATATTCATCATCTTCATAATCTTCCATACTAATATTTGGCATGTTAATTCTTTGTATATCAGACATTAGCGCTCCGATAGAATATGGGGTATAGTAGTATACTCCATCTTCTTCCTCTAGCATTCTAATGGCTACGGCTGGATTTTCTGGAGTAGACTCTACAGCGTAAGGATTTCCTGGCTGACCGTATGTTCCGCCCTCAACCATGATATGCTCAACCTGGCCAACGACTGGTCCCTCGGTTGTCATTGCAATAACAAAATCTCCCTCAGTAATTGGAGACTCTGCTTTAGAAACTGGAACACAGTTTGGAACCATTCTTCCACCCTTGCCTGGCTTCATGCCTCTTTGAGTATAGCCTTCCCAGCATGGATCCGCCTTAGATACTGGCCACTCTTGTGGGTCTTCGATGCCAACGCCCTTGTCTCCAATGTTGCCTTCTGATTGATTAATAGCATAAATTTGATTAGCTGCTTCTTCAGCTGTTTTGTGGCAACCCATTACGGTTCCATCATCTTTTACCGCAGGGTAGCCTGAGCAACCGTACGATCCCTTTTCTCCAACGTGATATGGCATGACTATATTGTACCACTATTCGGCTATATATGTACCAGAAATGTGGAAGTTGTCTGCTACGTTAAGGGTGACTGGTGTGCTGTGGGTGAAGAGCTCGTCTTGACCATTTGATCCAGTGTAATTTAGGAATAGCCTGTTTGTTCCTGCCTGGACATGGCCACCTACCGAATACTGATTGTTTGCAGATATATCGTGCAGGCACCCATCATTAAGCTGGTAAGCGTACTTAGCATTAAATGGCAAGTCAACGTAGTATTGTCCAGTTCCAAAGTTAGTAATATTATCCATATCTACCTGAATCTCAAAGTGAACTAGTGGGCCAGTCTTAACATAATTTCCAGTGAAAAGTGGGGCTCCGTTAAAGGTTGGCTGTGTTCCAGCAGTACCGCCATTAACTGTAAATGACACTTCTACTGGTGCTGAATTAGAGATATCTCCAATAGTTGCAATTTGGTTGTTTGGATTAGATGAGTCATGTAAGTACTCTCCGTTACTTTCTCCACCACTAATAACAAGATTTTGATCTGCCTGAACTTCTAAATTACCGTCATCATTTATAATACCTGTGACACGTAGATAACCTGTTTCTGTAGGTCCATTTAGGTAACCTGTTTTGTTGAAGTTCCAGAAATGAGTTCCGTTATCTCTAGTGAATGTATAGTTGGCATTTTGTATAAAACCAATACTTGGGGTAGTTTCATAAGAAGTAGTTCCATTTGGTTCATCTCTAATTACGCTAGTAATTATATGCTTCTGACCATTGATGATTGTAAAGTCATTAATGTCTGGCTCAGCCATTGCAGTCGCTACTACATAGATCTGATCTCCCTGGCCAATATTCTGGTATGTCCAAACGTAATCTTCTTGCTTTGACTGAACAACAGTGGTTCCGTCTGTGTCAGAAACACGAACTCCTGCACGCTCTCCGCCAAGGATTAAGTCTGCATTTGAATAATCTTGTACTCCACCTGCACGAATGTGAATGTGGTTTGGTCCAGTTGGGTCAATAATTATATACTGATCTCCACCATTCCAAATTAAATCGTCATCTGGAACAAGTTTAAGTGTGTCATTTCCAGATCCGTCACCAGAACTATTTAGTGGATTTTCAATATACCCTGCACCAGGAAGTTGGAACTTTCCTTCTGAATCCATTCTCCAGTAATAAGCTGTTTCAGACTCAGCATTTTCGTGTCCTGCTGAGAATCTAATATCGTCTGCTGCCTCAAGATGAATATCATCTCCTGCTCCAAGAGTTTGAATGTAAAGGTCATCTCCAGCAGTTAGGTATAGATCGCTATCTGCTCCTGCTTCAATTTTCATACTCTTATCGCCTGGAAGAGTTATTGAGCTATTCCAGTCATTATCTGTAAAAATAAAGTCTGCAATGTTTGCAGTTCCGCCACCACCAAGAGAATCTAACCACTCTTGCTCTGTACCAACAAAACCATTGGCTACTGCAATTTCGTATGCGGAATCACCAGCTGGACCAGTTGGTCCTGGAATTCCAGAGCCTCCGCCTGCCCCGCCAGAAAATCTAGCCATTAGTTGCCACTCTCTAAGTTAGTCTTTAGCACTGCAACATACGATTGTTCTGCGTCAGTAGTTGCATATAACGCATCTGTTCCTGGCAGCTCAAAAGAAATAGCTGAGCCAGGATTCAGTCGGTATCCGAAATTTTCAGAATTTAAAGTATCTTCACCACCGATGTAAACATAGGCAGCAGAGTCAACATTCTGAATAGTAATGTCCATTCCAGAATGAATTCCGTTAGGTGTGAGTCTTGTGGCTGTCCCACTGGACAGGCTAATGGTTGCGTGTATAGTCATAGTAAGATTATACTACTAATATTAAAACCCCTATACAGAACCTACATCTGGCCGCTTTGTAAAATGGTAACTACTCATCCTAAGTTTGCGTCCTTGTCCTGTATAGGGGACGTTTATATTATAGTATTATTTCTTAAAGCCTGGAACAGGGTTTACAAGTTTCTTCTTCTTCCCTGGCTTTTTCTTTGCTGTTAGATGATCAACATCTAGACTTGGAGCAGCCTCACTTGGAGCACCATCGTCTGGAGTTATCTCAGCTGCAGATGCCTTAAGCTTTTCAAAGGCCATTACAGCCTCTACGAAAGCAATTGGACTAACAAATCCTTTGCCATTTAGGTCCCACCTATGAACTCTTCCCTCAACAATTTCAAAGTGCAAATGTCTTCCAGCTGAGGCACCAGTGTTCCCCATGATTCCAAGAATTGTTCCAGCTTCAACCTTTTGACCAGTCTTAACCTTTAAAGAACCCTCTGCCATGTGGCCATATCTTGTTACATACCACTTGCCGTCAATCTTAGAACGAAGATCAACGTAGTATCCGACACCGCCAAGAGAGCCATCTGAGTTTTTTAACTTTGAGGTTCCAGCATACACAACTGTTCCGTCGTGCCACGCTTCGCAGTATATCTTAGGATTTGATCCCCAGATGTCATCGCCGTTATGATGTTTTTTCGTTTTTTCGATGGGATGTATCCTCCATCCGAAGGGGCTTGTGATTTTCCAAGCTTTGCCCTTTTTGCCATCTATGGGGTACTGTGTTTTTGCCATTTTTTCTCCTTACACGAGTAAAATTATGTTCCTTTTATGGAACGTAGTCTCATTATAGCAGAAAAAAGTGGGCCTTTTTGCTCATGCCCAGGAGCTTGTTGCTAACTGATTTCTATTTTCTTTGGCTTCTTTTCTTCTGGAACACGCTTGTACAAATCAATGTACAAGATTCCATCAATCATAGATGCCCTGTCTACCTCAAAGTATTCTGGCAGACTAAATGATCGTGAGAACTTGCGTCCCGCAATGCCCTTGTGAACATAGTTGGCACCCTCGTCCTCCTGACGCTCACCCTTAACTGTTAGCACGTCCTTCTCTACCGAGATATCAATGCCTTTCTGGTTAAATCCAGCAACGGCAAACTCTAAGACGTAGTGTTCGTCTGAGATTTTGTTGACGTTGTATGGTGGGTAAGTTGCCTTTGATGGCTGTCCTGTGTAGAATACCTTCTCAAATTCCTGAGCAAGGTTTCCAATAAATGGGTCATTAAAAATAACCATATGTATCATCTCCTTATATTAAGCGAGTTAATTGCCCCCAAATGGCAGGCATGTTAATTATATCACAACTCAGGGAAAAGCAATAGCCCGAATTACCAAAGGCTTAGGCCCTTTTCCAGGACATCAAAGTGAAAGGAACAAACAGACAGCTCCCTGTCTGTAGATTCAAATATGACTGTTGCATCATTTTCGCAGCGAGAGATTGCACATAATCCATTGAGGCAGTCCAAATTGTCTGCATTGTTCTTTAGTCCTAGCATTCTAATATTATAGCATGACTAGTCTTGTGTCTTATTTGGAAGAAGTTCCTTTATCTTTTTATATGCTTTGATTGCTTCTTCGTCTGCGACTTTTGAAAAAACAGGATCTGCCTTAGCAATAAAGTCAGAGATGTCTTGCTGTGCAGACTCAATGTATTCAAATGCAGCATCTCTTGACTCAGACAAAAACCTTATGAATCCATCAGAGCGAGTAAGCTCATTCTCTTTGACAGACTTTTCTAGGTTGTCAATTACCGCCATCTTGTCAATTTCTAGCTGAACCATTGCCATCAGGCTTTTCTTGTACTTATGCCTAATTCTAAAGTTGTCTACAACTAAAACAGAAATAATAATCGCAATAACTATTAGTGCCAGGACATCAAATAGGTTAGGCATCTGGTTTACCGCCTTCTCTAACCAAAAGAACTATTGCGCCGTTTTGCTCAAGAGCCTTCTTTACTCTGACCATGTAGTCTATTGCAAGTCTCTTGTCCCTGTCTGCTAAACTAAAAAACTCTTTTTCTGGAGCAACGACTGTTAGGAAGTTGTCGTTGTCAACTATCTTGACACCAAAGCCCTTTGGGCTATAGTGATCTAGGGACCTGACTGCTCTCCTCATCTCGTCCGTATACATCTAATTACTTCCCCTTATCCATTGTAAGAACTTCCCAGGTTTTTGCCCAGTCCTTCTTATTTCTATGACGATTAAATTCTTTTGATATTTTTCCAGCTTCTAGGTATACACCACCCCAAACACCCCACTCTTTCTGTGAGATGCCCACAGCAAAACACTGCCTTGCTACTGGGCACCCAGAACAAAGCTGGTCTATAGCTGGACGTAAGAGTTCGTCTTCTTCGTATGTATCAAAAAATAAATTAGTATCATAATCACGACAAGAGGAATCATCTTTCCACTTGCCACTATCCATTTTTGTTTAGGAATCCCTCTGGTACAGACCATCCCTTTTCAGAAACTGGGTATCTTTTTTGAACATACCACTTTCCAGATACTAAAACTCCATCACGCTTCTTCCAAGCAGAGTAGTCTGGAATTCTTAGAATTACATCCCATCCATCCCAGGACAACCTCTTGTTGCCTCGAACGATTGATTCCATCTTTTCAAGAGACTTTACTAACATGATCTTTCCTATGTTTTTATTATTTTTATTTAGCATTGCACATTCCGCTTGCTAAATTATAGATACCTATAAACATCGTTTTTGATATCTTTTGCAGATAAGAAGTTAACGATTTCTGGGATTGATTCTTTAGCGTTGCAAAAATATGCAAATTGATCAACCACTGGATGATTTGTCTTAAACCATTTAAGAGGGACACGCACTAGCTTTGTCTTTATTCCTCTTGACTTAAAGTTTGAAACATTCAAATATTCTTCTGCCATCTGCGTTACACGATACGGTCCTGCAGAAAATATTACAAACTCTCTATTTTCTGAGTCCCTCATTGAGTACAATGCTCTGGCCATTCCAGATAGGAATATGTTATAGTCATTGAAGTTTTTACTTCCATGAATTCCCAAGATCATTTCTGTTCTGCCCTTCGTTTAGCTTGTCTACAATAAACATCATGTCTTTTAATTCTACCTTATCCATAGACATAATGTCAAGTGTTTTTGTGGATTTTTCGTCTACGATTCCGTTGACCAATTCTGCTGAGTATATAGAGTTATCCTTTATCCAGTAGGCCTTGCCTTTAAAGAATAGAACCTTTTGGTGTCTGCTATCAAAGAACTTGGTAGACTGAGTCGTTAGCTCTTTTCTGCCCATGCCCTCTTCGATAGAGAATAGAGAGGTCCCCAGGAGGCTAAATATGTGACTTTGTCTATAGCGAACTCTCATAATTGGCTCATTGACAGTCTTAGAAAAGATCTTTGCCAATACAAATAAGCTTGCAGTTGCGACTATTGCTCCAATTAAGTATTCCACCTAGTCACCTCTCAGCCATTGTTTTCACGAAATGCACGAACTATTTCTTGTAAAGTGTTTCTGTGGTCAGCATCTAGCTTAGCCACCTCTACTGGATCAAAGGCTTTCTTTAGCAGGTGAACCAGGGGATTTTCTTCAAATATATTAATGTCCAAAAACCCTAGCTCCCAAAGCTTCATAACCTCTTTGTAGAATAAGTCATTAAACCTATCATACATTTTAGGGTCCTGAGACCTCAGCTTATCTGTGATAGAGTAAAGCATTTCTCCAGTTACGGGGTCTATGCCAGCAAACTCTACCGCACCAGACAGAATTAAATCTTGTAGATACTCGTCATCACTGGTGCTCATATGCAAACCTGCCTAAACTAGTCTTCTATTAGTCGATTATTTGAGCTTAGCTTTTCACGTTCATCAATTATTTGATACGCAAACTTCATCATCTTGTCGTAGCCAACGGCATTATCAACAATAAGATTGTAGTGATGTGCACAGAACAAAAGCTCTCCAGAGACTCCAATTGCTTTTACATAAGCTTGGGCACCACAATTTCCAGTGTCACACCTATCATTAGCTGTTAACTCTACTTCTTGTATAGTTTCAGTCTTCATGCTACTTTCCTTTATCTGTTGAATAAAAACCACTGCCACTAAAAGTGACACCAACAGATGAATAAATTCTAACTAGTTTTTTATTACAGTTATCGCAAAAATAATCTGGCTCTGGTTCTGTAATACCCCGCACTTTTACATGCGGGGTATCGCAGTCTCCACAGCGATATTCATATACCGCCATAATTAGTTACTTCTTTGGGGAAGCCTTTTTAGTTGAAGCTGTGGCCTTCTTAGCGGCTGGCTTCTTGATATCCGAAGACGCAACCTTGCCAGTTCCAGCAGACTTCTGAACGGCCTCTACGACATCTACGATGGCCTTTCCAAGGTCCTTGTTCTTAGACGGAGTTACGTTAGCAAAAGCCAGGGAAGATCCTCCCACTGCTAGTACAGCAGCTGCAATTGTTAGAACCTGCTGTGCAACATCGTCGCTGATTGCTCCGATAATAACTAGCACAGGAACTCCTGCAGCAACAAGTCCATAAATTGACTTTCGAACTTCTGGTGTTAGATTCATAATTAATTATTCCTTTGTTTTAATTAAAATAGTTATTGATTCCATACCCTTAAGTAGAGAATCAATGCAATAATTGTACCACTACAGCAATAGAATGTCAAGACTATGGGAGCTTAATTACTTGACCAACAAGTATTAGATTTGGGTTTTTGATGCCATTAATCTTTACAAGGGCTTCCACAGTTGTTTTATACTTGCGAGCAATGCCAGTAAGAGTTTCTCCATGAACAACACTATGAGTTTTTGTTGACTTCTTTGCTGCTGGCTTGGTGGCAGGCTTCTTGGTTGCTGGCTGTACCGACGCCTTGGGGGCAGACTTTGGCTTGTCAGATAGAGAAGCTGGTGGGTCAACTTTTACAGATGCCCCAGGTGTTACTGGAGAGGATGCCTTGTTTGAACTAGTTGATGCAACATCTGCGTATGCTGCTGCACCATTTAAGGCAATAACTGCATTCATAAACTCAATAGGCTCAACAAAGCCCTTGCCGTTGTCTGTCCAACCATGGGACTGGCCCTTCCAGATTTCCCAGTGCAAGTGTACTCCAGTACTCATGCCACTGGTCCCCATTACGCCCAGAACGTCTCCTGGCTTTACCTTATCTCCCTGCTTAACCTCAAAAGATCCTTTTTCTAGGTGAGCATATAGAGAGCTATAGAATTCTCCATTAATGTTGTGGGTAATCTTTACGTAGTAGCCGAACCCGCCTGGCTCCCCGTTATCTTTCTTAGTTTTTGATGGCCCAGCGTACGTAACAGTTCCAGCGTAGGGTGCGTAAATTCTGTTATCCTTTTTATTAGTATAGATAATGTCTGTGCCGTTGTGATGCTTTTTAGTCTTATGAACTGGGTGTATTCTCCAGCCCATGTAGCTTGTCACTTTCCAGTCTTTGCCTGGCTTTCCAGAAAGCGGTAGTCTTGGTGTAGTCATAATATATCTCCTCAAAATAATTATATCATTAATAATAAAAATCCTGTCGAATGATATAATTGTAGATATGTCTCTTAACTTAGCGAACATACCCAGAATAGTGCCTGGAACATATGGCAGGGTAAAGATATCCTTCTCTCACACAGATAGATCGTACCGTTTGTATTATGATAATGTTCAGTGGATGGGGGTTTTTGCAGATTTCTCCGATGCCTTTGATAACCTATACTCTCAGTATGAAATTGCCCATGGCCGTGTTCTGATTACTGGGCTTGGCTTTGGTATCTTGCTCAAAGCCCTAGACGCAAAACAAGAAGTAGAATCAATTACTGTTATCGAAAAAGAGCAGGATATTATTGATGCTTTTTTAAAGAATAACAGGGTAAGCGACAAAGTTAAGATTATTAAAGATGACGCTACAACATATGCCCCAGAAGAAGAGTATGATTGTCTGCTGCCAGATCATTATGAAAAACAGACCTGGGAGTGGAAGGTAAACGACATGAACGCTATTTCAAAAAGAATAAAGCACAAGCACTTCTGGCCATGGTCTATAGAGTTGTTGTTTTTTAAAAAGGTCTACCCTAAAAATGAACACACAAAAGACATTGCCCTAATGCTCTCAGAAAATCCGTCAGAAGTTTATAAAAAATGGCAAGACTTTATTAAGGATTATTTTGAGGGAAATGAGTATCTTTTAAGTATTGAGCAGGAAAAAATAGTTCAATATCTATACTTATACAAAAAGCACTATCCTTACAGATAGTGATTACTGCTGCTCTTCGCCGTCTTCGATAGCAAGTTCTTCTGGAGCCTCTTCAACGACAGATGCTTCTGTTTGGCTACCATTGTTTTGACCAATCAGAATTCCTGCTAGTGTTCCAGTAATAAACGTTGCAATGCTTCCCAATACATTGAAGAACATCTTGTCGTTCTCAGACTGAGCTCCAATTGGCTGAGTCACAAAAATTAAAGCGTACAAGATTCCTATTGCAGTCATTAACAGAATAGATCCAAGGATCAGTCCGAGACTAAACTTAAGTCTAGCCTCTAGTTCTGATGAAGTATATCTGCGACCTCTAGCCATTTACATTTTCCTCTACTGTTTCAGACTCTTCTTCTACGACTACCTCTTCGGAGCTAGTAGATTCGTCTACGGTTTGATCTTCTTCTATTGTATCAGATTCTGGAGCAAATGGATCGTAGCCAAGAAGGTCTTTTAGGCATGTACCAGAGGCCTCACAAACTGGAGGCTTGCACTCTACTTTTTCCCAGTTTTCTGGATCCTGGCAGGGGTACCGATAATGACCGTCATAGCCGCATCCAGAGAGGGTAATTGTTAGAAATGCAGCAGAAATAAGTCCCAATACTTTCTTTTTCATATCTATATTATATCTCTCTTTATTACTCGCTCTTGTTTCTGATTGGATAGGTCACAACCCAGATACCTAGGGTAATCAGGATAAGCATACCAGTTAGGTCTTTAGCGCTTCCCTCCAAAACCAGCCAGGCAACAACCATTCCAAGCAAAGTCCAAGACTGGTCTACTATGTCTTTAAAAAGACCCTGTAAGAACTTCTTCATTTTTCCTCCTACTTTTTACGTTTTGATTTTAGTAAATCAAAATCCTTAACCTTGGTTTCTCCAAGGTAGCTCCAGGCATATCCTTCATCAATCATTATTTCATTGATTGATTTGTTTGATCCGTCTAGAAATACCCATCCCAAGACTCTTCCATATTTTTCTGAAGAGTCTGGCTTTTCTGTTTTAATAACAACATCTTTTGCTGAAGAAATTGCCTTTTTTAAAAACTCTTTTGACTCAAGACCTAGGGCTTTTTCTTCTTTATCCTTTGTTCTTGACTCTGGAGTATCTATTCCAGCAAGTCTGACTCTTTGAGAATAAGAAATATTAAACCCAAGATCTATGTCTACATCGATTGTATCCCCATCGACTATGCCAGCAACCCTCTTTACTCTATATTCATACATATTATGATCCGTTCCTTATGTTTATTGTAGTTGCAATTCCACTTATAGAGATTGCAGACAGTGCTGCCTGGACTGCAACAATTGCTGTAACCACTACCTTCTCCGAAGTTTCTCTAACTTGCGGACTCATGTCTGCTCCAGCATTACCCAAAAAGTTTACAAGCTCTACAGCCCCCTCAAGGGCATCTCCTAGGAGAGGCACAGCTGCAAGGGACTCGTCTAATACAATGTCATCTTGCTGAGCTGCAACCATTAAGGCTTCTAGGGCCTGCTCATATTCTTCAGAACCCTGCTCTGCTGTCTCAAAGACCGCTAGGGCTGCCTCAACTAGCGCTTCTGCTTGTTCAGCAGTCAGCTCTGTTGGCACGATCTCTTCCAAGTTTACCGACATAAGCTCTTCTGGCGAAATGTCTACTGGTAAATCTTCGGCAGATGTGATAGACTCTTCTTCAGAAGGAGATGGTTCAGGTGAAGGTTCAGGATCAACTGGCTCAGGAGATGGCTCAGGCAAAGGCCCTGGTTCAACAGGCTCTGGAGAGGGCTCTACAGGTTCTGTGGTTGGCTCTTCTGGTTGCACTGGTTCCACTGGCTCTGGTGTGGTCGTTTCTTCTGGCACTGGTTCCAGGGACGGTTCTGGCTCTGGGACTACTGGTATGGTTGGCGGTACGACAGGTTCAACGGGCGGTACGACAGGAAGAACTGGGGTAGGTTCAGGCGTTGGCTCAGGAGTAGGAGCTGGAGTAACTGGAATATCCTCGTAAACTACAAGAAGAATAAGAACTTTTGGGGTTCCAGGTGCTGGATCGTTTCCAAATACAATATTTGATACCTCAACTGTTGCAGAGGTTGATCCGCCAATTAGGTCAAATAAAATTGATGAAACGTCTTGGCCACGAGTTCCGTCATCAGGGTCTCCGTAATATCCCGAAACGCTTGCAACTCTTTGTCCTTGTGGGGCAACTACTGAAAAGCTAGAGTTTTCCTGAACTACTGTGGCACCTTCTGGAACAACTGGAGCACTTACAGATGGGGTAGGAGTTGGTGTTGGAGACTCTGTGGGCGTAGGAGTTGGTTCTGGGGATACTGTAGGGGATTCTGTGGGTGTTGGAGTTGGCTCTGGGGATACTGTAGGGGATTCTGTGGGTGTTGGAGTTGGCTCTGGAACAAAGGGCGATTCAGTAGTTGGCTCTGGTGCTAGCTCTGGAGTCTCTTCTGTTTCCTGAATTCCATATGTTTCAAAGTCTACAACAGTTCCATCGTTTAGACGCACACCAGTTCTTGGATTATTCTGTGGATATTCTGGGCCACTTAAAGTGTAAGCCATGGCTACCGTACCGTCTGAAAGAATGGCAGCTGTAATGACGATATTAGTTGGCTCTGGCGTATTTTGTAGCCAGATAGGTCTGGCAGAAATATCTACCTGGAACCCTCCATCAGAAGATCTAATGATTAAGTGCTCATCGCTTCTCCATTGTGGGTATACCACCCAGTCAAAAGAGTATAGTGAAATCGAAGGTGTGCTTGGGTAGGTCCAATAAGTACCGTCTGGCCTGCCAAAGGTGATTACTGAATTTGTTGTGGCATAGATGCTGTTATAGCTTACTCCATCAAATGTAACATTGACGGACAGTGGGACCTGATAAGAGACATCGTCTCCACCACAGGTGTTGATTTCTACAACCACTGGCTCAGATGAAGAGGCCTGTTGTGCAGCTGCTACAGCAGCTACCTGACCTGGGTTTACGCAATTTGCATTTGCAATATCGGATATGCCAAACACTGGAAAGAATGCCAGGGTAAGGGCAGCGATAATTCTTCCTACTTTATTTTTAATCTTATATCACTCCAGATTAAATTAGTTAAAATACTTTCTTATCAATTATAAGACATTTTTACATTAACTAATAATCTGAGCGTTAAACTGTAGTCCGCCTCTGACTGAGTCCTGGGTCTCTATTCTGTGCCATAGGCCCTGTGGGAAAAACAAAAGGTCTCCAGGCTCTGGGTAAAACTCTTCTAGGTAAGATGCAGATTCCGAATCTTTAGAATTTGACAGAACCCACTTTGCTTTTCCCTCACACTGCAGGGCAAAGGCATGCCAAGAATCTACGTGAAAGTCAACAATGTGTGGGCCTATACATATCTTTGGCCCCACTAGCATTATGTTAATATTAGTTTTTTCTCTAATGCTATTTAACATTTCCTCTATTTTAGGAAAGTGAATTGATGCTTTTGTATTATCTAAGTGTGATGATAGATAAAGATTGTCTGATAAGAGAACATTTCCATAAGCTTTTTCTTTAGAGCTTAAGTCTTTAGCATCGCTTTCCTGAGACTCCTGGTGCAAGCAGTTTAATAGATCACTCCAGGTTGGGGTATCGTTTTTGCTAAGAAAACCTTTAAACAGAAAACCTGTTTTGTCTAGTATTGCCTGATCTACCTTTTGCTTAAAGTCTTCATAATTTATCATAGAATCATTTTATCATAATGATGGCAGTCCGTACGGGACTTGAACCCGTGTTCTTCTGCGTGAAAGGCAGACGAGATAACCACTACTCCAACGGACCCTGAGCCTTCTGTCAGGATTGAACTGACGACCTATCGCTTACAAGGCGATTGCTCTACCACTGAGCTAAGAAGGCATGAGGGCAGTTTTATATCTTGCCCAGGATAGTCTGTTAGAACAAGTCGGAATTCATCAGCTTTGTCCAAACTTTAGAAAAGTCTTTCTTTAGCTTTTCTAGTCCATCGCTTGAGGCGTATACTTCGCAGTAAGCCCTTAGTACAGAGTTTGAAGCAAATACCATATCTGATCTTGTAGCGGTCCACTTAAGGTCCCTTGTCTTACGGTCGAAGCCGTTGTATAGGCTATCCTCAGATGCCTTCCACTCAGTATTCATATCTAGGACATTAATAAAGAAGTCGTTAGACAGAGTTCCTGGATTGTCTGTTAGGACGCCCCTACCGTTAGACGGGATTCCCAAAGATCGTAGTCCTCCATAAAGAGCTGTCATCTCTGGAGGAGTAAGACCTAGCAAGGTTGCCTTTTCAATTAATGACTTGTCTAATGAATCAGCAAACTCTTTATGAGACCAGTTAACGAATGCATCTGCAACTGGATATAGATAGTTGAATGACTCTATATCTGTCAGCTCCTGCGTGGCGTCTCCACGACCACCAGTAAATACAACACGAGTATCAGAGGCCTTTTCTAGTGCATATGTTCCAGCTAAAACAATCAGGTCTGCCAATGACATCTGGTTTCCCATTTCATTACGAACCTCTTGAACCGCATCTAGAGTTGCAAGAACAGAAGAGTTTACTGGCCATGATCGTTGAGGCAAGAATGCAATCCTTGCACCATTTGCACCGCCCCTCTTGTCAGTGTTTCTGTAAGTAGAGGCGGAGGCATAGGCAAGCCTAATTAAGTCCACATTGCTAACGTCTAGGCCATCGATAAGCTTTTTTGCTTTTTCAATGGCGGTCTCGTCTGGGACTGGTGCACTCTGCACAGGATCTTGCCACAGAAGAACTTCTGCTGGGACCTCTGAGCCGTGGTACCTGGATCTTGGTCCCATATCTCTGTGGGTTAGCTTAAACCATGCACGTGCAAATGCATCTGTAAAGTACTCAAAGTCTTCCAAGAACTTTCTACAAATCTTGTCATACTCCTCGTCACCAAACCTTAGCGCAAGGTCAGTAGTAAGCATTCTTGGAACAACCTTTACATCTTCAAGGTGTGCATGAGGAGCTGCATCTTGTGCCTCAAAGTTAGATGGAACCCACTGCTTAGCTCCTGCTGGAGATTCTTCTGGTACCCAATCATACTTATAGATTAGCCTTAGATAGTCGTTATCCCACTGAGTAGGATTTGGCGTCCAGGTAACCTCTAGACCAGAAGAGATGGTGTCTTCTGAGTGTCCCTTGCCCTGGGAGTTTTTCCAGCCTAATCCAACTGCAGCAAGATCGTCAACAGCTTCTGGCTCTGGTCCAACCTGCGAGGCAGGTCCCGCTCCATGAGTCTTTCCAAATGCGTGTCCTCCAGCAATAAGAGCTACAGTTTCTTCATCATTCATAGCCATTCGTCCGAATGTCTCACGAATATCTGCAGCAGCCAGCTTAAAGTCTGGATTGCCATCTGGTCCTTCTGGATTTACATAAATCAGCCCCATCTGCACTGCAGCAAGAGGATCCTCTAGTGTGCTTGCTTCTCTTGACTCGTCATACCGCTTGCTTGCTAGCCACTCAGTCTCGTCACCCCAATAGGTGTTGTCTGGCTCCCAGACATCTTCACGACCTCCTGCAAATCCAAAGGTAGGGAAGCCCATGTCTTCAAGAGCAACGTTCCCTGCTAGAATCATTAGATCAGCCCAGCTGAGTTTGCGACCGTACTTCTGCTTGACTGGCCACAAAAGTCTACGGGCCTTATCTAGGTTAATGTTGTCTGGCCAGGAGTTTAGTGGGGCAAAGCGATGTAGTCCCTGTCCGCCACCTCCACGGCCATCTGAAACACGATATGTTCCAGCAGAGTGCCAAGCCATTCTAATGAACAGTGGGCCATAGTGTCCGTAGTCTGCAGGCCACCACTCTTGCGATGTCCTCATGACTTGAACAATATCCTTCTTTACATCTGCCAAGTCTAGTGTCTTAAACTCTTCAACATAGTTAAAGTCATCATCCATAGGATTGCTCTTAGGATTATTGTGAAGCAGTGGCTCTAATGAAATTTGATTAGGCCACCAGTCTTTATTTGTTGTGCCTCTTGAACTTGAAGCTTTTGTTTTTGATCCATGCTGACCGTGGTCAACTGGACACTCATTAATATCTGCCATATTATCTCTTTCTAATTACTTAATCTTTACAAATCTGGCCCAGATACGCTCATGAATGAAATATGCCAGAGCCTCCCAAGCAATGTAAACAAGTGCTCCTAGACTAGCATACTCCCACTTGCCTGTGATTATAAAGATTACTCCTGCTATGATAACCAGGTGCACGAACTCCCAGCTCAGTGTCTTGATTAAACTTCTCTTTGTGCTTTCCATGTTTCCTTCCTATTGGCTTTTCTGCCAGCGACTCCAACCAGACTTGAACTGGCGACCCCTACCGTGACAGGGTAGTGCTCTAACCAACTGAGCTATGGAGCCTAATGCCCATTTTTATCTCATACCCGTGAGAGTGGTATGGGCCACACCATTAGCTCCCCCTCGTGGATTCGAACCACGAACCTTAGAGTTAACAGCTCTCTGCTCTGCCATTGAGCTAAGGGGGAATTTGCTATAAGCTAAATCCACTATTCGTTGCTCTCCAGATTGATGGAGAGTGATTTTCTTCTACTGCAGCTTTTACCTCAGTGTCTTCATAAAGTCTGATGATATGAACACAAGGGTCTCCATCTTCAAACTCGGTATATTCTTGATCACTTAGAGGTAGACCATCATGTGTATAGCAAACAGCTGGTCCACAAAATCCATTTGTGATTCCTTCCTGAAGCCATTCTGAAAAGTCAATCTTGCTCATAGCTGTTCCTTTTGTTTACTTGTTGGTAGCAGCAGCAATTACTGTTGCCACAGAGGTTGTAAAGCCTACCATGAAAGGGTTGCTGTCTGTTAGAGTTACGGCAAAAGAGTCGTGAAGACCTTGCAAAGCAGTTCTAGACGACTTTAGCTTTGCGCTAGAGTAAACTGGCCCAGACAAAAGGATGTCAGACAGCTTAGCGCTTCCTACATACTGACTAGATCCAACAGCAACTGCATCAGAGATACATGCTGGGTAGTCAACATTATTTCCGCTTGCATAGTTTCCAGAGGATGCATAGAACTTAACTCCAGCATTCTTTAAACCAGCAATGGCGTTTACAATGTTCGTGTGAGCAACGTTAACGTTTACTCCTGGAGAAGATGGTAGGCACCTTGCACCATTTCCAGCATTATAAGAGAAAGATACAGCCTTGATGTTGTACTGTGCAGCATTTGCTACTACCCAGTTAAGGGCTGTCAGCAACTGGTTTCCAGTAATTACACCAGTCTTAGTTGACCCAGCCTCAAGAAGAAGCAGGTGTGCTGATGGATTGTTTGCCCTAGCGATATCTGCCATAGCTGTTCCGTGGTTAAATGCTTTAAACTGTGAAGCATTTCTAGGAGTTACAGACATGTTACAAATTGTCTGAGAGGTTACGCAAACCTCTGTAACCTTTCCATCAATCAGATGAGACTCAAAGTTTACATCGATGATCGCTACGGATGGTTGGTTGTTTGCTTGTGCTGGCGCAACGCTAAATACAGCTAGCAGTGCAACGGCAGCAATTATAATTTTTTTCATTGTTTCATACCCTATCGTTTTCATAGTAATAATATACCAAATAACTGCAAAAAAAGCAAGAACTATTTATTTAAAATAAAACAAATTAAGACTGATCTAGGATCTTAAAGCCATTTTGTCTATCTAAATACTGCCACTGCATATCTACTATGCCAAAGGTTTCAGACAAGTAGTCTAGAACGTCTATGTGGCTTAAGTCTCCACAGGTATACAGGTCAAACTGAATAACCATAGGGTCAAGCTTTTCCCAAATATGAAAAGCAATATGAGATGTCTCTACTGATACCGTTGCAGTTATGCCCTCGTTTCCAGGCATATCTACATACTTTGAAATTGGCCCAGCTGCTATCTTCATGTCGATTCTATCGACTAGCCGTCTTAGCCAATCTTTTGCATCTTCTTCTGTCCTAATTGGGTTTGTGATTTCTGCTCTTACCATTAGGTGCAGGTGTTTGATTTCTTTCATGTACTTCCTATCTTAGAAATCCCAGTCATCATCTGTGGTGGACTCGTGCTTACCAATTACGTAAGAGGAGCCCGAACCAGAGAAGAAGTCGTGGTTCTCATCAGCGTTTGGTGCTAGCGCAGCTAGAATTGCTGGGCTAACCTCAGAGATCTCCTTGGGGAATAGTGGGTCAAAGCCTAGGTTCATGAGAGCTTTGTTTGCATTGTAGTGCAAGAACTTCTTGACGTCTTCGGTCAGGCCAACCTCATCATATAGCTCACGGGTGTACTTAATTTCATTTTCATACAGCTCCATTAACAAGCTATATGCATAACTTTTAATGTCTTCCTGATCATTCCAGTCCAGTTCATTGTATGCCTGCTGGAACTTGTATCCGATGTAGTAGCCGTGGATGGCCTCGTCACGAATGATCAAGCGAATCAGGTCAGCTGTGTTTGTTAGCTTCGCCCTGGAAGAAAGATACATGGGCCAGTAGAAGCCAGAGTAGAACAAGAACGACTCTAGGAGAGTAGAAGCAATCTTACGCTTTAGTGGGTCATCCCCCTTGTAGTAGCTAAGAACAATCTCTGCCTTCTTCTGCAGGTACTGATTGTCTTCTGACCAGCGGAAAGCGTCTTCAATTTCCTGTGTAGAGGTTAGAGTAGAGAACACGCTGGAATAGCTCTTGGCATGAACGGACTCCATGAATGCGATGTTGGTAATGACAGCCTCTTCGTGCTGGGTTCTGGCATCTGGCAACAGGCTCATAGCGCCCACGGTGCCCTGGATGGTGTCCAGCATGGTCAGTCCAGTAAAGACCCTCATTGTTAGTAGCTTTTCATTTTCTCTAAGCATTGACCATGATTGAATGTCGTTGGATAGTGGCACCTTCTCAGGCAGCCAGAAGTTCTGAGTGAGGCGGTTCCAGACGTCTAGGTCTACGGAATCCTCAATCTTGTTCCAGTTAATTGGTCTAGTAATCATAGGTCCTCCATTATAACATACAGCTTACGCAGTTTTCCATCTCTGTACCCTGCAAAGCCTGCTGGCGAATGCGGATGTAGTAAATGGTCTTGATGCCCTTCTTCCATGCATAGATCTGGGCCTTGTTTATATCACGAGTTGTTGCAGTGTCCTTGAAGAACAGTGTCAAAGACATTCCCTGATCAATGTGCTGTTGTGCAGCTGCATAGACATCAATAATCTTCTCAGGACCAATCTCATAGGCATCCTTAAAGTATTCACGATTATCGTTTGTAAGATACGGTGCTGGATAGTAAACACGACCCATCAAGCCCTCTTTTCTAATCTCAATCTGCGAGGCAATTGGGTGAATAGAAGAGGTTGAGTTGTTGATGTATGAGATTGACCCAGTTGGTGGAACGGCCTGCAGGTTCTGGTTGTAGATACCGTGAGCCATTACGCTTTGTGCAAGTACTTGCCAATCTTCTTGCGATGGAATTTCAATGTTTGCTTCAGCAAATAGCTTGCGAACTTTTTCTGTAGCTGGCTTCCACTCTTGCGAGATATACTTGACAAAGAATTCACCAGACGCATACTTAGACTTTTCGAATCCTTCGAATGGCGACCCTGTCTCAATTGCAAGCTTATTGCTTGCTTTAAGTGCATGGTATAGCACTGTGTAGAAATAAATGTTCGTGAAGTCAATAGACTCTTCCTCTCCATAGTGCATCTCTTCTTTTCCAAAGTAACCATGTAGGTTCATCTGTCCTAGACCGATGGCACGAGACTTACGGTTACCCTCAGCGACCGACATTACAGAATCAATATATGATTGCTCTGATACAGAGGTTAGAGAACGAATCGCAATTTCAATAGTTTTACCAAAATCGGGGGACTGCATGGCCTTTGCAATGTTTAGCGATCCTAAGTTACATGAGATATCTTTTCCGATATCCTTATACGACATGTCGTTATTATATGTAGTAGGAGTGTTCACCTGGAGGATCTCAGAGCAGAGGTTCGACATGTTGATGCGACCATCAATTGGATTAACGCTGTTTACATTGTCTTCATACACAATATATGGGTAGCCAGACTCAAACTGAATCTCTGCAATTTTTTGGAATAGTTCACGAGCCTTAATTTTAGTCTTTGTGATTCTCGGATCATCCACCATTTCACCGTAAAGCTCAGTAATTGAAATGTCAGACATAGGCTTGCCATAAACAGTTTCAATGTCGTATGGCGAGAATAGATACATGTCATCATTATTCTTTGCAAGTTCAATTGTAATGTCTGGTATCACAACACCAAGACTTAGAGTCTTAATGCGAATCTTCTCGTCAGCGTTCTCACGCTTGGTGTCTAGGAATCGCATGATGTCTGGGTGGTGAGCATTTAGGTATACCGCACCTGCACCCTGACGAGCACCTAGCTGGTTTGCGTATGAGAATGCATCTTCAAGCATCTTCATAACTGGAATAATTCCAGAGGACTGGTTTTTAATTTTCTTGATAGGTGCGCCCAGCTCTCGGATGTTAGTTAGGCTTAGCCCCACACCGCCACCACGCTTTGAGAGCTGTAGAGAAGAGGAGATTGCTCTAGCAATTGACTCCATGTTGTCTTCTACACGAAGCAGGAAGCAGGAGACGAATTCTCCTCTTTGTTTTTTCCCAGAATTAAGAAATGTAGGTGTGGCTGGCTGGAAGCGACCAGAGATGATCTCATCAATTATATCCCTGGCTAGGTCTACCTTGCCAGCTGCAAGCATTAACGCATTCATGACAACACGGTCTTCGAAGCGTTCTAAGTAGCGAGCGCCATCGAAGGTCTTTAGTGCGTATTGTGTGTAGAACTTGTATGCCCCGACAAATGTTGGAAATCTAAACTTATATGAATAAGCATGTTTAAAAAGATCCTTGACATCCTCAAAGCCATACTGTTCAAGAACATCCTTTTCGTAGTACTCATTTTCGATTAAGTAGTCAAGCTTTTCTTCTAGGCTGTGGAAGAAGACTGTGTTTTGGTTTACGTGGTCAAGGAAGTATGACTTGGCAGCCTCCTTGTCTTTTTCAAACTGAATTTTGCCATTTGCATCATATAGATTGAGCATAGCATTTAGCTCATGATAATTGTAATTATCCATATAGTATCTCCAACCTCTTTTTTATTTTTTCAACGTCATATTCAGTCCCAAAGATTTCGACCTTTGCAACTATCGGTACGCCAGTTTTACTTGAAATCATTTCTGCAGCTTTGCAAAAATGTTCCCCAAAGTTTGTGTTTCCAGTTCCTATTACTCCACGTAGTAGGTCTCTGTTTTGTTCGATATTTAAAAAATGTCGAACCTGTCGTGGGATTGCAGATTTATCACTGCCCCCACCATAAGTAGGTACAACAAGTATGTACTCGCTATGAACAACGGTAGGAGAGCCAGGGTCCCAATCAATAGGAATGCGGGTAGCAGCTCCACTTATTTTTTCTACCAATCTTTTAGTATTTCCAGAATAGTTAGAAAAATATACAATGTTGATGGACATCTATTCTAACTCCTGTTTTAAACTTGGTGAGGCAAAGGGGAGGGCATTTTAATACCTCTCCCCTTTACCAATATCTTTACTTACTTTGAGCTAATTAGCTTTACCTTTGCACGTGGGAACTTCTTGTTCCACTGCTTTGCAAGACCATTGTACTTCTTGCGATTATCTACAGCCTTTGCCTCAGCAGCAGCAAGCTTTGCCTCAAGGTCAGCCACCTTGGCATCTAGCGCTGCTACCTGGCCAGCAAGGTCTGCAACGGCAACTGTAGAAATAATCTCAGTTACTGGCTTTGCAAGACCTGCGACAGCAGATGCAGTAATGGTGTTTGCAATAACTGTTGAACCTGCAGTTGCAGGAGCAGTTAGGGTTGCTTCATAGCGCTTGTCAGTTGCATCATATGAGAACGATCCAAGCGTACCACGAATTACCGTAGAGGAAATTGTTGCATTTGTTACAGCATTTCCAAATACGTCTGTTACTGTTGCAGTAACTTCAACTGCAGCCCCAAGGTTTGCAACATTTGGCGCAGCTACCGCTAGGTTATATGCAGCACCAGCGTTACCCTTAACGTAGTAAACGGTAGTAGCATTGTCTGCAGTTACCGATACTGATCCAGTTAGAGTAGTAGTGGTGTATACATAAACGTCAGCAGTGGTTCCAGTCCCAGTCGGGATTGTTGCCGAAGCTGTTCCCGCATCTGCCTTAACAGTAGCGGAGCCAGATGTAATTGAAGTAACTACCTTGGCATTCGTAGCAGATACTACAACATTGCTTCCAGCAGTTAGGCCAGACAAAGCGATGCGCAAAACATCAGCAGAGTCTACGCTGTTGTCAGCTGGCACTGGGAGAGCAATAGCAGTTGCAGAGGAAGTACCAGTTGTAGCAGGAGCAGAACCAGCAACAGTTAGTGCTGTGGTTGCTGCATTAGCAGGAACAGCCAAAATAGCTGTAGCTGCAAGCGCTACTGCAGATGCAATAGCAATAAATGGCTTCTTTAGTGAAGTCATGGTTGTGTTTCTCCTTATCTATATTAAGTCAAACTGACTCAAATAATCTTCTAGATCTTTATTAGAAGGTTTATATTGTATCACGTTAGACCTATCCTTGTCAATGCTGTCTTTAGGCCTTTCCTTAAAGGTGTGAATCTCAACCTCTTCGTTAATGTTACGTGGCGTATGAGATATGGCTCCAAATATGGCACCGCAGACGGCATCTGCCAAGTCTTTTGATTTTTTGCGTGGGTGGTCTACCTTATTATTATTCATAATCTTAAGCTCAATAAGCTCTTCGTAAAGAAGATCAATCATTGGCATTGCCAACCTTTCCTCATAAATTAGCATGGCCATGTCTTCATAATGCTTTTTACCAACAGAAACAGT